GTTAAGGGATCTTTATTATCCCCACGTACGGTTCTTATATAGAAATCATTGTGTCTAGCGTGTATACCTGACGCAGCATCTACAAGTTGAGATACTGTACCACTTGGCTTAACACAAGTTATAGCAGTAGATTGTGGTATACCTATTGCTTCAGCATACTCTCTATTTGTATCTATTGCCATTTGTTTCATATCTTGTAACCATATCTTTGAATCAGTCATTTTAGACAGTATAGGATGATCCATGATGCCAGTCAAGGAAACTCCTAACAATCTTTCATCTTCTGTATTCTTCTTCCAAATCTTACGTATATACTTGAGATCAGTTAAGGTAGATTGAAACGTACCCAACATAGTTGCAACACGCACTTTACTTCTTAAAGTAGCTAAGTCATCCATCTCTCTTACAACAACCTCTGACAGATTACAGAACTGATATGGTCTTAGTATAATTTCTGAGCAAGGATTTGTACCCCACATGTACCCAGTTTCTCTTCTACCATTCTTAGCAACTTGACTATCTGCAGCCTGCCTATTGAACATACCACGTTCTCCAGACTTTGACTCATACAAAGACAACCATTCTCTCATGTAAGTTTCCATCTTAGGCTTGCCTTTATAAGCAACAGAGTTGTTTGCAAGTGATCGTTGTCCATTTGCACTCCACCACTCTCCAGTCTTAGCGTGTCTCATTTGATCATCATTTAGATTAGATAGACTAATAAGTGCAGATCTTCTAACCCCACCTACCACTACAACTTCTCCAACCTTACACATGATATCGTGACACTCTATTGGAAACAACTTACGACCCTTTGCTTCTTCAAACTTACGAACAGTAAACTTAAATAGGTCAACCAACGGATCAGGACCTGATGCTCTGCCACCCATGACCTTAAGTCTAGCACCTGCAGGTCGTATCTTAGATACATCCCAACTCGGTATCATACCTGAATAGAGTAAAGCAATCAACTCACGATAGGCTTTTGCCCAACCCATCTTGCTATCATCAACGACAATAACAACGTCAGACTTTTGCATACTTTCACTAATGACTGGTAGCTTTTCTACATTCTCTCTTTCTACAGAGAAACCTACCCCAGTTCCACACATCAAGATGTACATCGCTTCATCAAATGAACGTGGACTATCTACTGGTAGATAACTACAGTTGTAACCACATACATTATCCCTCTCAAGTGCTTCTCCTGCCGTCATTAAGGCTCGCATAGAGGGCATAACACTAAGATTGGTTATATACTCCGTCATAATTACTTTATCGCCCTCAGAGAGCTTGTAATCGTGTTTTTCCAAAAGTGCTTTTTCCATGAACGAAACGTATCTTTCTACAGTCTCGTGCCAGTTTTCTCTTCTCCCCTCGTCATCTAACCATCTCGCATAGCGTGACTTATGTATGAACTGTTGATAAGAGGTAGGTAAACTATTTGATATTGACATTATCATTCTCCTCTAATTTTTTTACTACCTTAATCATCTTCTCTAAATAGAACAGAGCTTTTTCTAAATCCTCTGATCCATTCTTATACCTGTATCTCCAAACATATTTTAGTATGTTGCCTTGCAGATAATATTCACTGCCCTCATTCGTGGCTGCCAAAATTGCATCTAAAGCTTCAATGCCTGCTTGATTGTAATGTGGTGGATGGTTGACCATATCCATAATCTCTAAATGATCTGATTGCATACGTGCTTGTTCTTCTTTGATCTTACCGTTTTTCATTCTTTTCTTTCTTTCTTGTCTTAGTTTCCAACCTATCCAGTCGTAGTAACGTACTGGTTCTTTATCATTATCATTTATCTTTACCAAAATCAACCTCTATTACATTATCTCTGTACTTTACTTCTTTTTGTTTATCTACTTCGTCTAGTATTTCATCAAACATTCTACCAGTTGTGTATCTATATGCAAGCTCAGAAAAGCCAAAATTAAATAAATCTTCACCTTTAGTTGTAAGTAAACCTACCAAACCCTCGTGCATTACAGAAGCAACAGAGTGATCTGTTTCTCTTTTATGTTCTTTACCAGTTGTGTCGTAAGCCATCATCTTAAATTTATCGTTTCCAACATCTTGCAGAATAATATAGTAGTTGCCTTTTGCCAACCCCATCTTTTCTATAAAATCTTCTACATTATCTTTTGCCATTTTTAAACCACTCCGACGGTATTGTTTTCTCTGCCCACTGAAAATCATGTCTAAGACACCAATCAGCGTAGGTTGTTTTACTGCCCTTATAAATCTTATTCTTGGCGTTCATAAATACAAAACGTATATCAAGATCTTTGTGTTGTTCTTTCACAAGAGCCATCTTTACTCTGTCTGCCTTATCAAGATGTCCTTTTGCTTCTATAAATATATTTGTTTCAGGTATGTAGAAGTCTGGTGTGTACGTTCTAGGTTTAGGTATGTACAAAAACTTCTTAGATTCGTATTGAAACTTAACTTTGTGACGCATGAGAACTTTAGCCAGTTCTAATTCAAACTTAGATCTGTATCTCATATCTGTTTCATTTTCAATCCTAGTGATTGAATCCTTTTGTTTATGTATCCTGCCAGTTTGAGGGATTGTTTTTCTATTGTAATAAGTTGGATTGTTAGGGGAAACATCGGAAGGCATACTATTTTCCCATAATCGAGTGCATGTCCAATAACTTGAAATTCATTCTCTACCTTTACTATATCTCGTTGCTCTGTGTTGGAAGTGAGAGAGCCGTTCTTTGAAAAGTTTTCACGAAGAGTAAGGGGAATACCTCTTTCATGTTGACGCAAAAAAACTGTCTCTCTCCCACCACCAGTCTCCACGTGGGAGTCTATATAAACGTGGTATAAGTCCTCGTTTAATTCCATAAGATCTGCCATGTAGTTTCTTGAATATAATACTGGCATCATAATACTTTCTTTTTCAATCTAGTGTACCACACTTGAGGTGGTTGTTTAGCTTTTGATGTAACTTTATCGTGTAAGGTTGCATTTTTCCAACAATATTTTTTGTACCCACACATGTTGCAAGGCTTTGGCATAAGTTTGTTGCCAGTTCGTTCACCTTTGTATTCTTCAAATTCATCTTTGTATGGTACAACAAACTCTTTAAACGGTCTGTTTAAAAACTGTACACGCTTCTCTGCATCTTTAAGATACTCTTTTCTATCTTGATCTTGCCACTCTGGTGCTTCAACTACGGCTATCTCACCACTCGACTTATTGACAACGATCCACCCACCAAAAGGTAGTCCAGTTGCTTCTCCGTACAAATGACCCTGCATAATGTAGCCAAACGGATCATCTTCTTTTATTTTATCATATCCACCGTAACCAGTGTATTTAAATTTGTATGCCCACTCACTAGCAGACTTGATATCCCAGACTTTCTCTTGTCCAGTTTCATCTCTTATAATTAAATCTAATGTACCAGTAACCTCAGATCCACCTATCGTAAGTTTAACTGCTTTTTGTTTTGCAACAATATCCACTCCTGCTTGTTCTAAAACTAGAACAGCTATTGCTTCTACGATATCACCGAATAAAAATCTGAATAGAAGATTGTACTGTGTCTCTTGTTCGACACCATTTTTTTCTAATAATTGTTGACAGACTGGTCTACCTAAACCAGACATTCTTAACTTGTAACTTTTTTCTTTGTTGAGTTGTACAGTAACGGAATCTTTGCAGTCATTTGCAAAGTCTAAAACGGCTTCAGGGGGAATAGTAACTTCCCCCCTACTAGCACGTTCCATGTAGTCTTGGATTTTAAACAGCAGCAGCATTGAAGTCGTCTGCAAGACTTTCATCTGCATCGTTACTTTCTAACTTAGCAGATTCTCTACTCTGTTCTAGCACAGATTGGTTGTGTGCTTTTACAGTTTCAGCAAACTTCTTCATTAACTCCTTGTCTTCATCCAAGATCTCTGTTTCTGAACTTAATGTTGGGACTGGTACAAAGTATGTAACAGATCCTTTTTTCTTCTTATCTGTCTTTAAACTAATCCAACACTTCTGCATTATCTTCTTCTGTCTAGTTAGGCTATCAATAAAGTTTCGTATTGGTAAAAATCCAGATCTTTTAAAGTACGCAACTGCAGGATGCTCACTAATCTCTATCTCTTCTCCGTTAGCTTTTCTAAACTTACCACTAACTTTAGAGTACAACACTTGATTACACACTGCTGATCTTGATTTTACTTTAAGTGGATCATCATCTTTTAACTTATCTTCTTCATCTTGTGATAAACGACCACACTTATTACCACCCTCAGTATCAGGAAAATCACCTGACATGGTTGGCTTTTGGACTGACTTAGATGAGAACACGCCTTGCTCTGCATCAAAGATACTCCATTCAAATGTTCGTAATATAGGTTTGATGAGTATTTCTTTTGCATATACCATCTCACCAAGATACATCATCTTCCAATCACCACGAGTTAGTGTCTCGCCATCTTCTGTTTCTGTATCGTAGTTTATGTTTAGTCTAGATAGACCTTCTGATCTAGGCGTGGCTGCCTGACCAGTTAGCTCCATAAAAGCTGATTCATCACTGCCAAAAGTAGCAACAATGTTGTCTATGTCACTTGACATAGTTTGTAGATTATTATCCATAAATGTTTCCTTTTCTGTTTATTTAAGGTTAATGTAATCTAATCCTATATAGCTACTTCTTCCAAGTCAAGCCAATTCTTTCCTATTTTTAATTCTATACCTACTGGCATGTCGTAATACACGTCATACCTACGTTTTGTCTCTTGAGGTAATGATCTCATAGCTTGTGATAATACCTTAATTGCTAGATCTTTTTCGTCTGGATGCACATCTAACACGATAGAATCATGTACAG